CAAGAAAAATAGCTAATGACATCATTAACGACACTCAACAAGGTGTTTCCGATATCTTAAAAGATAGTAAGGCTTATAAATGGGCTCAAGGTTTTTCAAAAAAATCACAAAACAAAAAATTAACAGTTGAAGAATATAGAAGTATTCAAAAAGAGATAAATAGAATTAGAAAAACGGATCTTAATCCTGATGAAATCCAATTATTAGACGACATATCTGAAGCAGTAAGAGAAGATTTAAGCTCTTTTTCTACTATAGGATTGGATGAACCTGTTATTAAATTACTGAATGACGCTAAAAAGTATGCAGATGATATCTTTATCTACGGAGTAGAAAGAGGTGGAGATTTACCTTTAGGAAAAGATTTTTTTACTTCAGGTGTAGTGGCTCGATTGGCAAAAAAATATAGACAAGGTACAGATACTTCTGATTTTAAAGACGCTATTGATTTTGGTGGTGAAGGTTTTACCGTCAATAAGGTAATAGACTTACCGGGAGCTCCTGGAACCAAGATAACTAAAACTTTTAAAGTGGATAATTTGTTTGAAGTTCCTTTGAGTAAGTCAGGAACTGAGTATTACAATAATATTTGGTTGGAAGCAGTCAAAGAATTTAAGTCTCCTGTTATTATGAAACAGATTTGGAAAGCCACGAACAAAGATCCAAACGTCTTTGGAGCCTTTATGAATAAATACTTAGATGATGCGATGACAAAAGCTTCTAACGCCTTGGATAATTCTGGAAATAAAGTTAATCCATTTCAAGATACAAAAAACTATTTGTTCTTTGACCCTAAGGTTTTTAAAAATGAATTATTTGGTTCTGACGGATCGAGAAGAGAGTCTATCGAAGCAGCCTTAGATTTACTTCATGCTAGTGATCCAAAAAAATTTATTTCTGGAAAACAATTTTCTAAGTTTGTCGATGTTTTAGATGTTAGAGGAAAAACATTTATTCCTAGTGTTGCTACTTTGATGTCTAGAAGGTTTGCCTTAGGTTCAGGAGTGGGAGGAATAGGAGCCTTAACATTTATGGCAGGTTTCGGTTTCTTAGATGAATTTGCAACCATTGGAGGAATTTTAGGTGTTCCTACTTTTTTAAAATTAAGAGGAATGGCTAAGTTATTAGGAGACCCAAAAAGAGCTAGAGCTTTTTATAAAGCTATGGATGAAACAACTTCTTATAAAACAAGATACTCTAATGCTTTAAGACTTCTTGATTTCTCAATTACTGAGGGATTTAAAAATTTAAGTGGATATACTGGAGAAAGATATGATATAGCAAAAGATAGATATGATGCTTTGATTGAGTTTAGAAACGAAGCTCAAAAATTCTATGATAATATGCCAGATAACTATGACGGAACGGATTTAGAAAAGCAGTCTCTTATGGATATTGAAACATTAAATGCTCCTGAAAACAAAGGTGTTCCAGTCGTGAACCGTGGATCTGGAGAAATACCTTCAATACAACCTGTTGATATTCCACAAGTCGACTTTGCTTCTCTAGGAGGAGGACAAGGTGGTGGAGCAACTAATCCACAAACCATGGCTAGTTTACAATCTGTTGGCTTACCTCTTTTCAATGCCGCTGAGGGTGGTATCGTGGACCTCTATGAATCAAAAAAGTTTAAAAAACCACAGGTGGTAGCGTAATGGCAAGTCCTTGGGAACAAGCGAAAGCAGGACAAAAAATATCTGCTCCAAAAAAATCTAAGTATCAAGGATACAGAGGTCAGCCTGGTGGATCATCATCTATTCCTTCCTCAGGAAAAAAAGATGCCTTTGTTCAATTACAAAGACAAAAGTTTTTTGGTGATAGAAATATACCTGAAGAAAGAGTTCTTCGAAGAACACGACAAGAAGGTGGTATTGATCAGTTTAAACAAGCGCTCATAGATAAAGGTAGAGTTTTAAAAGACTCTAAAGGAAACGTAGTTTTAAATGCAAATACAGGAGAGCCAGTTTTTCTAACAGATGTACCTGGAGGAAGAAGTGTTTCTGATGTAGCTCAAGATTTAGCCTTTAGATTTGGTCCGACACCAAGAGAAGTAGTAGGCGATATTGGATATGGTTTAGGACAATTAGCTAAAGCGTATGGAATTCCTGTCATTAGTACAGCTCAAAGAATAGGTGGAGGTTTAAAAGACTTATATGACTATTTTTTCACAAAACCAACTGTCACCTATGGAGGAAGTAGTGATATAACAGTAAAAGAAGAGCCAATACAAACAGTTCCTCAGTTCCCATACAATTTTGAAACAGTAATTAAACCTAGACCTCTTACTAATGAAATTCTTCCTACTGAATTAACAGAAGAAGATTTTAATAATACTTATAAATTTTTAGATCAAAGGTCTCGTTTAGATAATCTTCCTTTTAAGGCAAAACCTAATGTAAGTAATCAAAATGAGTTTCAAACAACTTTAGCTGATGCAAGAGCAGATAACGTAGGAATAAATTTAATAGGTCAATTACAAAATTTACAGAATTTAGCTCAACAATATAATTTAGATAAAATCCAATTTGATCCGTTTAATCCAAACCAAATAGGATATAAAGATCAGTTTATGTTCAATAATACTCCTGTAAACTATAACGTAGGTATTGGAGATCAAGGAATACAAGGTGGATTAAGTTTTGTATTTAAAAATGGAGGAAGTGTAGACAAATACGCTGGTTTAGGTTATAAACTTAAATAAATGAAATTAATTCAATTTATTATAAATACATTTAAAAGAAAGGTAGAGAAAGATCCTCATGAAGAACATTGGGGAATAGGTGCATCATGATTGAAATTACAGATGAATTGAAGGCTAGGGTTATAGCCCATGAAGGAATTGTGGACGAATTATATTTAGACAGCCTAGGAAAAGCCACTGTGGGCATCGGCCATTTGATACAGCCACATGAACGAGATAGATTTCCTGAGGGAAAAAAGATTTCTAGAGAAGAAATCGATGAGTTGTTTGATATTGATATTAATAGAGCAGCAGCGGGAGCTGACTTACTAATTAACGAATGTATTGGACACGATTTACCTCAACACGTAGGCGAAGTAATTGTGGAAATGGTTTTCCAACTAGGGACTCAAGGAGTTCGAAACTTTAAGAAGATGTGGAAAGCAATGAGAGTCAAGGATTGGAAAACAGCGTCACTGGAAATGCAGGATTCTAGGTGGCATAAACAGACACCGAAACGCTGCGAAGAACTAGCTGAAATAGTTGCAAATACATAATTAATTCCCATATAGATTAAAGAACTGCTTTTAAAGGGTTCTTTATTAATGCTCATAGAAGGAGATTATTATGACAACACTAAATTATAATTTAATGCGTTCAATTATTGGGTGGGATCCAAGTTTCTTAGAAGAAGAAGCTTTTGAACAACATTTTCCCCCTTACAACTTATACGAAATAGAAGAAAACAAGATAAAGCTAGACATGGCTTTGGCTGGATATAACAAAGACAAAATTGAAGTCACTGTTAAAGATAGTATTCTTTGTGTTTCTACTAAAAAAATTAACAAAGATTTAAAAGAAAAGTCTTTTATTCATCGAGGAATAGCTGAAAGAAACTTTGAAAGAAAATTCAAACTAGCTGAATTTATGGAAGTCACTGATGCTAAAATGGAAGACGGTCTTTTACAGATTATCTTAGAAAGAATTGTTCCTGAAGAACAGAAACCTAAGAGTATTGAAATAAAGTAAGATTAGGGGCGAAAGCCCCTTTTCCTACAGAGTTCTTCTAATAAAGTTTGGAAAGCGACCTTCTTGTTTGAAAGTCATATAAGCTGCATACCAATCTTTTTTGTATTCAGACTGACAGAACTCTTTAATTGATTCTTCTTTTTCATCACTTTTAAAAAAGTTTAAGAAGTGATTCATTGCTCTATTAGTTAAATTAAACATTTTTATTTTCTCCTTGATAAGAAGTTTTTATTCACATTTTAAAAAAAGAGAATTGTTGTTTGAGCACAATAGATATGATAAAATCATATTTAGAATGATAACGACACAATATACAGGAAGGTAACTTTGATGTATGTTGCAAAAGTTTCTAAATCTAGTGTCTCTTGCAAAAAACAGGTTTATTAACCGTCGTTATCTTTCTATTAAGCGACACCGTCAACTGACAGTATCTTTTCTAATTTATTCAAATACCACTGAGCTTTCCTGATATCTTCGATACCATTCTTCTCTCGATGTCTGGCGAGATATTTCCATATCTGACCTTTTAAATACCCAATAAACTCATCTTTAGTTAACTGAGATTCAATTGCATCGATTGTTTCAATAGTTTTATTTTTATAATAATTAGGATTGATTTTATCACTCATTTTGCTTCTCCCCAGTTTTTACCCACTGCTACGTCTACCTTAGACGGAACACTCATCTCAATGCTATTTTCCATGACATCAATAATCTTCTTTTGAACCTCTGGATCATCGTTAAGACTAATCGCTAGTTCATCATGAATTTGAATCATCGGAGTAATTCCTTCTTTGTCTAGTTCAACCATAGCTTTCTTTGTTTGATCAGCAGCTGATCCTTGAATTAATCGATTTAACGCTTTGTAAGTCCCTGATCGTTTTAGAGGAGTATATTCACCATACTCTTCTTTAGCTCTATCTAAAGGATATGCCTTATAAGAACCAAACGCTTTTGGTTCCCATAGTTCAAAACGACATCTACGACCTAAGAAAGTTTTAACAGCTCCTCTTTTATTCGCGTGATCAGAAACTGCGTCAGCTAACTGTCGAACAAAAGGAACTCTTTCGTTATACTGCTTAATTAAAGACTTACCTTCTTCTGGATCAATACCTAATTGATCAGAAAGCTTTCCTACACCCATACCGTAAAATAGCCCTAAATTTATGGTTTTAGCGCTCTTACGAGGGATATTTCCAATCTCAGCCATGATTGTGTGGAAGTCTGTTTCTTTGTCTTCGTTATAAGCTTTGACAATCTTTTCAGCACCTTCAAGCTTCACGATGTTCGCATAGTGGCTCACGAGTCGTGGCTCTTGCTGAGAGTAGTCGAAAGAACCCCACTTCTCTCCTTCTTCAGGTAAGAACAATCCTCGAACCAAAGAACCAATTTTAATATCGGACTCAGCGTCATCTTTAGCAGGAATTTGCTGAA